ACGTTAGCAGTATTGCTACCCACAGCGATCGACATCGTAGCGCTTGTAAGATCTGCAAGAGCATAAGTGTTTGCTGTTGTTGAACCGTAAGTGGTATTAGTTTCAAATGTAACTGTCTCAGCATACTGAGCTGCGCTGTCGCACATCGAAACCTTCAGCGAGTTGCCGAGTGCACCAGGATAACGAGCGATGAACTCGGTTCCTGTGAAGTTGCTGGCGTTTGCATTTAGGTTTTCGAAATCTTCTGAATTCTTTACTACTACACTTGATGTTACTACTGTAGCTGTATTACCAGCATAAGCAGATAGAACGCGGTTGTTTGCAATGAATGAAACCAGAGCCGAGGCACTTGTTGTGGCTGCTTTCGAGATAGTGATCGAGCTGTTAGTTACAGCTGTTACGAAAGTATCTTCTGCAATGCCGTCTCCCTGTACGCGAACACCCGCAGTAAGACCAAGAGCATTACCGTTGGCAGCAAGCGATGTGTCTGCATCGAGTGTAATGGTCGAGCTGTTAGCAAAACCTGTAGTCGTTCCTGCACGCGACACATACAGTGCATTTCCATATGAAAGGAAGTTAGCTGCTGTGAAGAACGTTTCGTAGTTATCCGAGTTCGGCTTACCAAAACGATTTGTGAGTGTATTTTCTGAATCTACAAGAACAAACTTTCCTACTGGTCCCCAACGAAATACTCCGCCGAAACCGCCGACCGTAGTCGCAAGTGCCGGAACAGTTGTTGTAAGATCAATTTCAGAAACGTTAATTCCCGGGCTGACTTGAAACGCCATTGTTATCTCCCTTTAAAGGTTAGTCATATAAGTTGCATTTGCTTTATTTATAACTTCAATAAATTAGGAGATATGTCATCAAAAAAGCGCGGTTGCTTTATATTGAGTCTTTTCCTAGCATCTTGTAAGTTTTCAGATAGCAGTTTATTGTAATCTTCTGCCAGTAAGAACTTGGCCTTTTTACCATTTTTGTATGCTTCGTATACCATCTTGAATTTTCTAAGGTCTAATTTGTGCGCAAAGAATATGCTTAAGCTGATTGTCAACCACCCAAGAGAACGAGTTTGCGCAAAAGAAAACATGGTAAGGCACATTTCTCCGTTTACAGTCGTTGGATAATCAGTAAGAATGTGCCATATATCGTGTGTATCTCGATACCTTCTTGCCATCCAGCTGTATGGATGCTTTGCTTCGATCCATTCATCGTTAGATTTTCTTCTGCTCACTTTTACTACTTTGATCTGATTTTCTTTAAACACGGCGTAGCATTCTCTGCCAACAGAATTCAACGGCCTATCTGATAAAGATGAAATATAATCTGAAATCTCTTCAGATTTATAAGCCATTTCTCCACCAGAAGAAGATTCTAACATTTTTTTATACGTATATTTCAATGAAGGCCCGCTGCCATATCTTACGACTTGAGAAATAAAGATTAAGCTCTTTTCGTTCTGAACGAACGCTCTCTTCATGGCATTATAGACTTTTCTAAAATCAAGTTTATACTCGTCTTTCATATCAAAAGTTTCCTTCAAAGAATCCCATCTTCTTTCCAACCCAGAAATCGTCTTTCGGTCCACCGTCGAAGAGAGGTTCATTAACTTCTTCGTCATGTTCATCGTCGCCTGTACTCATCAGTCCAAACGGGAGCATCTGCTGCTCGAGCATCTTCTCATTCTGTTCGTAAATTTGCATACGAATATCAACATTCGTAATTTCTTTCAGATAAGGCTGTGTAGTCAACCAAGCAAAAAGAACACAACACATGGCCATGTCATCATTACCGTCTTCAGCCTCATATGACTGATTGCCCTTCAAGCTGTTTTTCAGAGAGAAGCGTGTCAGCTCATAGATAGTGTCATAATCATAGATCAAGAATTTATCAGACTCAACCAAAGTCTTGAGCGTGGCACAGCCGACTCGTTTCACCTGCTTCGTAGTTTTAACACCGTAGTGAGTCGTCGTCGCAAAGCCGCCTGACAGACTTTGTCCGGTTCTTCCATTATTGGCAGTCACGAGAACGCCGTCATATTCAAGATCATAGTGCAAGATGTCAGCTACTTGTTGGCCAATATCGTTCGTCTCGACAAGAACGAGAGCATCGTTATATTTGATAGCCGCATTATAAATGATGTTCGGATAAATCATCGGAGATATCAAGTTGTTTCGATATGTGGCCACCTGTCGATAAGGCATCGTTGATACGTTGACGACAATGAAAGCAGAATAGTCGGCTCCTGCTCCTCGAGATGTATCAACTACGATAGCATAGATTGTATCAGGTTCTGGCTCTTCATAGATCTTGAGTCCACCGTCTGCTTGTGCAATCGGATGCTTATAGACCATGTTACGAAGTTTGGTAGGATGAATCAGAGTGTTCGAAGATCCGAGGAACTCGCACTCATATTCCTGTCTGAACTGTTCTTCAGACGTGTTGCTGATCGTCTGTTCTTTCCATGCTTCGTCACGGCCAGGAATCTGTGACCAGTGAACGTCGACACGAGCATAAGCATTTCTACCCTCTTCAGACTCTGTCCAAATGCGGTAAAACATATTCATACCGTTCGGAGTCGAAGTCACGAGAACCTTCGAACTTTGACCAGATGAAATGGTAGGATAAACAGAAGCAAAGAACTCGTCTTGAATATTGGTGGGAACGAAGGCAAACTCGTCGAGATATACCATGTTCTGGGAAGTACCACGAATAGCAGAAGATGAGGTAGCCGAGGCAAGGATTTCAGATCCATTCTCGAGCTTGATGTTACCCTTGTTCCATTCGGTAACACCCATCTGAAGCCACTTTGGAAGATGCTCAAACATCAACTGAATACGACCAAGAATTTCTCGAGCCTGTCTGTCTTTGTTGGCCAGAATAGCGATAGAATACTCTTCGTTGAATACGATCTTCCAAAGCAAGTAAGCGGCAACAGTGGTCGTCTTACCAACCTGACGAGGCATCTTACAGATAACGAATCGATTGGCTTCGAAGGCGAGGATCATTTCCTTCTGGAATTCCCAGAGTGGGAACATGATCAAACCTCTATCGATATTTACGATCTTACAATATGTTAAGATAAAGTAGATCGGATCCTCAGAGCACTTAATGTACTCTGCGACTTGCTCGGGAGTATACTCGACCTTTGTGTCTGCTCGCTTGAGCCTCGGATTACCGAGATAGTTTTCACTCGCCATCTTTGTGCTGCTTCAGGTATTTTTGTAACTCGGCAGTCGAACCAACAAACAGATTGTTTGTGACTTGCTGAGGAGAAGCCGAAGGATCATCTTCCATGATCTTCTTCTTTTTGGCCTGAAGATCAACTAAGTCTTTGCTTGCCGATACCATGGTATTCATCATTGTTGCCAAGACTTCGTATGCTCGAGGATGTTGACTTTGTTTAGCCACATCCATCAGATCAAAGAGCGCTTCTTGGCCCTTATTGATAACTTCCATCATGTTCTCACGCGCATACTCAAAGTCGGCTGAGACTTGCGTACTCATCTTCTTTTCGATCACAGTCGGTAAGTTATCGCCAGAGGCGATGTTTAAAAATTTATCAAGTTCATTGCTCATTAGATATTCTCAGTAATTGTATTGATAAAGCCATAGTCATCTGTACTTATAATTTCATCGTACGGAATGCTTGCGGCGACATTGCTAGTAGCTGTACCATTCGCTGTCAAGCCCGGACGAGCAGCCACAGTTACCGTGCTAGTGGTGTTAGTAGTGTTACCTGTCGTAACATCTTCTGGAAGTCTAAATGTTGTTTCTGCGAGTTTAATTAGTTTTGATTTCTTCGTAGGACCATATAACCAGCCCTTCATCGTAAAGCTAAGTGTCCAGATCAACGCTCTTCTCTGCTCGAAACTGCCTTCATATTGATCTTGTGAAGTGATGCTATTCAGAATGATAGGAATATCGCGCGCGCTGTCTATCTCGGGAACCAGATTCACACTCACAGTAAAATCAGGAGTAAAGTAAGGCACGATCTGTTCTACGATGCGTGTGCCATCCTCTGCATTCTTGACTAAGATGTTCATCTCAAACTGCATGTCATATGGAACAGGCATGTACTGATACTTGACTTCGTCGTCTGTACCTGCAGTGGCAGATTGTTTCGTCAGTTTGTTGAGAGTATTCAACTTACGAGTAGGATCATATTCTAAAGAAGTCATCTCGAATGAGATACGCGGTAAAACAATACCAACCTGATTATCCATCTGTGGATTTTGCTCGAGCCTTGCCAGAACCTTATCCTTCGGACCATATGTCAAAGGAATTTTGAGTGTCTGCCTGACTTCTTCATTGTTATCGAGACGATTGATATAGATGTCATTGAACACCGTACCAAACACGATAATATACTTTCTTAGGCTATCATGATTCCATGTTCTTCCAAACATTATACGTTACCTTCACTAAAAGGATCTACTTGTGTCCAGTCGAGGATACTATCTCCTTCGAGCTCGAACTCAGTATTGTCTTCGAATGGATCACCAGCTTGTGTTTCGAAACTATAACCGCTTTGAATAATAGGAGCACCATCTTGAGTGATAAGAATCATGCCATCTGAAGTCGTAATGTTGTACAAATCGAGGCTAAGACTGAGATCTCTTTCGATGTTATCAATAGCAGCAATTCCAGTGTTCAACTGCTCGCCGCTATATTCAAACATTTCACAGACAAGATCATACATCTGAATCGATCCCATCTGATAGAAGACAGGAGTCTTGTTGACATACTTGACATACATCAAGCGATCAGCCATCG